CGAGTTCTCCAAGAGCACGACCTTTAGAAACAAATGCCTCATTATATCTTGCCACTTCACGAGCAAGAGTTTGCATTGGATACATTCGGCCATTACGATTGCAAATATCACCTTGAAGGAAAACTCCTTCGATATACATTTTCTTTTCAGCGCCTTTTCCTTCGGTGATGAACTTAACTTGTGATACTTCTTCTGTGATGAGTTTCATTTTTATTCTGATACTAGTGTGACTACTTCTGAAATATTGAAAAATGTACCTACATCATCAGTCAAGCAAGCAACTTTGACACTTTTTACTAATGATGCGGAAGCACCAACAGTTACTATACCAACTGATCTACTATCAAAATTTAAAGTAACTGAGGAATCAGTTAATGATACGATAGCATTATGAGTTGTATTGATTCCCGATGTTGTGGCATTTTCAATAGTTACATAATCTGTTGCAACAAATGGATTTCCTGCGTTTTCTGAAAAGGTAACTATAGTAGTAGCGCCGGTAGTAATTCCTGAAATTCTTTGCCTTTTCATGGTTTCTTTCAAAATATCTGTTCCATAAGGAACTACATGGAAAGAATTTCTATTTACACTAGGATTAGTTCCAATAGAAACATATCCACCATAACTACTAGATGTTGCACCAATTGTAATTCTCAAATAACCAGTCTTAAGTGCAATCGGAACACTTGTCACAGCAACGCCGGAAGATGGTGCTAATCTCGGAATTTGAGTATCTTGGATAACTTTAACTGCCATTATTCTTGGTCCTCGCTATAGTCGTCTGTTGTCTCACCTTCACCAAATAATGAATTAGCAACCTCCGGTCTAAAAGAATCAATTCTTTCTGCTGCTTTAGCAAAAAGAATATCTTTAATGCTGCTACTCACTTGAGATGCTGCCGAATCGGTAGCAATCAAATCGATAAGATCTTCCATAAAAATTTGATATATGTCTATGATTTATTTATATCTCTGCCTTTTTAGTATCATTTTTTATCTGGGTATCAGCGATTTGTGCCCCAGCATCTGGTGCAGTTGGTACATTTCCAATACTCTCTGGATTCATTTCACCTCCATCTGGTGGTAGTGGTTCTCCCGTAATTGGATCCATCATTGATGGGTCGGGAATAATACCATCTTTAATTTCATTTTCAATTTGCTCATCTATTTCTATGATTTCAGAATCAGTTTGGCGAAGTACTTTTTTACGAACATACTCTGCAGAATAATATTTACCAATATAAGGTTCAATTGTTGCAAGAGTTCCAAGACGTTCATTAAGAAGTTCGGTCTCTTTAAGTTCTGCAAACTGATTGTCGTATAGAAAATCATATTGAATATGATCACTCATGATTTCCCAATCTTCTGGAGTAATTATATTTTTAAGAATTAATTGCGTTTTCAACATATCACTGAACATATTTGCAAAACGCTTTCTCAAACGTCCTACAAATTTGGAAAATTTTAGTTCATCTCTTAATATTTCTGAAGAACGACCGAGATTAAATCCATCACCACTGCCAGCAATCCTAGATTCTGGAACTCCAAGTGCTCTATAAAGTTTCTTTTGGAAATATTCAATATCTGCTAATTCTCCTAAATTTTGTCCTCCGGGAAGAGTTGTAATTTCGGTCCCACGCCCACCTTCTCTACGTGGTAACCAGAAATCTTCCATCATGGACATAAATTTACGATCATCACGAACTTCTCCAGTTCCTGCATCATAAATCAATTTATTTCTATAACGAGACATAACCTCTTTAAGATATTGTTCTGCCTTTACCTTAGGGAGATTTCCAACATCAATATAGAAAATTCTACGTTCTGGTGCGCGAGATAATCTATAAATGACTAAAGAGTCCTCAATCATTCTTAACTGATTAAGCGCCTTGATTGCTTTGTGAAGATATGAAAGAATAGTTCCTTTATTTCTATCTACAAGTCCAGAAGTAACGTATGTAACTGAATCTTTTGCAATTTTAATTTGCTTTGACGCCCCACTCCCAGCAAAAGTTCCTGCCGTATATGAAGGTACTGGAGAATACATAAAATATTCTTCAATATCCGGATAAAATACTCTTTGAGTTTCATTAGTATTTGATAAATTAACAAGATCCTTTCTATCTTTCTTTCTCTCTTGACGAACAAACTTCATCTTCATAGGATCAATATATCTTAGATCCTTAATTCCTTCGTGAGGATTTTTAATATCAATTACCTTCAAGTAATATAATTTTCCATCAACATACCAATTTCTAAAAATTTCATGAGACTTTTTATCAAAATCTAATAATTCTTTAATATATTTAAATTCTTCTCTAATTACTTTTTTTAATTTATCACTAGCATTTAAATTTGAAAGTTCAATTTCTACTGGAGAATCATACAGATCACTTACGATTGCCTCATTTACAACATCCTCAATGGCATTATCGCACTCTGGATGAAGTGCCATTTCACGATATCTTTTAATTAAATCAAACTCAGTCCTATAAACACCTTCAATATCTAAATATTGCCCATAAAATCCACTAGCAATAAAATTATCAACCCCGTCCTCATTATTAGGAGGAACGGGGGAGACAATCGATTTAGATTGTAATTTATTAGAATCCTCAATTGAAAAACCAAAAAGTTTTGCCATTTTATAAGTTAACTGTCTTATGTACTATTTAGTTGATATCTTCACCACCAGCGCCAGCTCCAGTTCCTTTAATAGCTTCCCACCATTGAACTTGCATTTCTACAGTAAACTCCTCAATTGCATCTGTCGATTCGTAAGAAAGATCAATTGCGGCAATATTAGTTGGAAAAATATCATAAAAATGATATGCTCTCAGTGTTTCTCCACTACGATCAAGTTGATAGACATAAGCATCTGCTTGATAATCTGCAGGGTTTGTAGTACCAGTATTATCGGAAACTTTATTGATTGTATTCATCCACTTCTCAAAAGCGGAACGAATTGAGAAGTCACTATCGTTAATAACCGTAATCGTCCAAGTATCAAAAGTTCTATCTCCGGCAATTTTAAGAATTCTTCCTCTAAAAGGAACATCAATTGGAGCAACGTTTGATGCTGGAAGTGCCGCTGCCTTAACTAAAAATCTTGCTTTATCAAGAGTTATAGGATCTGGTGCAGCTTCTGTTGGGAAAGAAAGTATGACTTCAAAGAGATTGGGACGAGCACCACCACCAGTGAGCTTGCTCTTAAAGTCGGTAATCTTTCTTAATGGGGGTGGATTTAATTGATTTCTGGTTGCCATTGTTTTAAAACCTCTTGATTAAATTAGAACTTTCCGATTACTTCTTCAAACGAGACACCAGTTCTGGTGGCTACGAAAGTAAGACCAATATAATTAATCGATCTTGCTGGTTTAATGTAGATGTCAGCAACAAATTCATTATTATCAATCACCGCACCAGTGTTGTTTGTTTCATCACATACAACAACATAATCATAGATACCTCTCTTCGCCTGAATATCACGAAGGAAAGGTTCAACACTATTTACAAAATTTGTTCTAGTTATCTCATCATTAAATTCAAATAGTTGATCTTTAGCAGCAGCAGAGATTGCTTTTTCTAGGTAGATAAACAATCTGCGAACATTAATGCGATCAAATGCAGATGCTTTACCAAGAGCAGTCTTATCTCCAAAAAGAATAATTCCTGCGCCAGGTGAGAAAATGATTGGATTGATTCTATTCGAATAGAGACGATCTCTCTGAGACTTTGTTGGATTATATGCAAGTTTAACTGCATTCAAAATTGCTCCTCTTGAGGTTCCTGCAGGAGAATACCATGTAAAGTTATTAATATCGTTACGAGCACATAGACCAGCAAGATCACCATTCATGGGAACATATCTAAATGTATCTGAGAATCTATCATACATGTACTTATAACTTCCACCAAATATTGCATAAGAAGATGAAGTAATTGGTGAATAAAACTCAATGAGTTTATCGGTAATTGTGGAGTCCGAATTAATTACAACTGATCCTGCCGATGCATCATTCAAGAATGCCCCTCTATATGGTGAAATGAATGCTACAGCGTCCTTTCTTTCTTCTGCAACTGCAATTAATTGATTTGCAAGACCTTGAGCGGTTTCCTTACCATAGGCAGCAGATCCCATCAAAAGAAAATCAACTTGATATTGCTCAGTGTTGGCAAAAATTTGATATCCACTCGAAAGATCACCAAGAGTTGCTGACAATTCTCCAGTGGAAGTAGTTGATGAAGTTCCATTATAATTTACTCCTCCAGAGAGTGTTAAAGTATTCGCACCAGTTGCTGCAAATTGAATACCATTAGCATTTTGATCCCAACCAGTGTCCGAAGCAAGTGCAAAGGAAGTTGCTGCACCTACTATAAATCCTGTGGTAACAATACCTGCTGGTGCAGAACCACCAAAGATGTATCCGGAATTCGATGCAAGATACTTTCTCCAGTAAGAAGGACTTCCAACAGAGAACTCAGCATCTTTTGCCTTAGATAGTCCAAGATGTTTCTCAAGAATTGTACCAGCATTGCCCGTGATAGTTCCTAAGGAATCAATTACTACAACGTGAAGTTCATCAAATCTGGATGCTCTTGCAGCAGCATATTCTGTTGTTGAAGGACGATTTGCAATATTATTCCAATTAATTGTTGAAACAGACGTAATTCCAATCGTTTGTTGATCAAACCAATCTAAAGTAGAAGTTGGAGTAGCAGTCGATACTCCTGCACCAGAATTATTAAATACGTTAAAAGATGTGCTAATACCGAAGGCATAAGTTCCCTGTGGTTGATAATCAACATTGGTTAATGTACCAGTTGATGAAACTTGTGCTAGAACTTTAACTGCAATTTGATTGGTCGATAATCCAGAAACTTCACCAACTCCAGTGACAATACCTTTCAAATATCCACTTAAAGTACTGGTCGTTCCTACACCAGCAACTATTCCAGAAAGTGCTTGAGTAATTCCATATCCAACAGAAATATTAGTTGTACTAATTCCACTTAAAATTTGATCTGCTTTAGCATCAATTAATGCAACCTTGATCCCATTTGACCAAGATCCAGGATTTCTTGCGGCAACAGTTACATTAGTAATTGCGTTTTCGTCATATCCAAGATTATTATAATCATCTAAACTTTTAATCTTAATGGTGTAATTAGTACCACCAGTAGTTGCAATACCTGCAATTCCATTTTTTAATTGAGTATCATCGGATCTTACAACTTGAAGAACTCCGCCATATGCAAGATAAGATGAAGCAGTTAGCCAATGTTCGTAGTGCTTATCTGTTGCATATGGTTGTCCGAAAATTTTCAAAAGGTCATTTTCGGTTTCTACCAAAGTTGGAACCATTACGGGTCCCTGTGCGAAAGGAGCTACAATTGCTCCTACTTTATTTGAAGTTGGAGCAACTCTTCCAACTGTTAGGTCAATTTCCTTTACTACAATTCCAGGAGATGCTAAATTTAGCGCCATTTGTATTCCCCGACAAGTCCAGAATTATTCTAAAAGTATTTATAAATTCCTTCTTCTTTAGCGATAATCCCACATATAAGACTTATCGCCATACTCATCAAGATTCCAATCATCAGAATTTATATTATATTGTACACTATCTCTTGCCAGTTCACTATATTCTTCAAACTCTTTGGAGGTAAATGGTATCCAACGATCTCCAGTTTCTTCATCTATGTATATCTCCCCATCATCCAAACCATCGGAAATAAAACCAAAAGGAGCCATATCCTGTTCTATTTGATTTTTTTGTTCCTCATAAATTCTTTTACGAACGTCATTGTTCGTCATTTCTTTAAAATAATCTTGTGCCACTAACCAAGAGAATATAACCAAACACATGGCAAGGTCATCATTACAACCTTCTTCTGCCTCAAATGAATTTTTTCTCTGAATAAACGTAGTTAGTTCTGAAATAATATCATAATCGTTTACGAGCAACTTATCATCTTCAACAAGTGTTTTCAAGTTAGAACATCCCAACTTTTTAACTGCTGCAGTCATACGAACGCCCAGTTGAGATTTTTTACCACTAAATCCAGTTCCAACAATTTGACCAGCACGACCTCTCATTGCACACATGAGAACATTATCATACTCAAGATCAAAATGAAGAATATTTGCTACTTGATCTCCAATATCATTTACTTCGACTAGCAACCATGCATCATTGTATGCTTTTGCAACATCATGAATAATGCTTGGAAATAACATTGGTTTAATTTCATTATTCTTATATTTTGCTACTGTCTTATATGGAAAATTAGTAATATCAAAAATTATAAATGCTGAGTAGTCATTACCAATACCACGAGCAACATCTACCGTAATTAGATAATTATTTTCTTCCTTAGGTTCTTCATAAACATCTAAACCTTTACTTCTTTTTAATGGATCTGTGTATACAAGATTGCGAAGTTTTGATACATTAATTAAAGTATCTACAGATCCTAAGAACTCACACTCAAATTCAACTTTGAATTGTTGCTCACTAGTGTTTGCAATCGTCTGTGCCTTCCATGCTGCGTCTCTACCAGGTACTTCAGACCAATGAACATCTGTAGGCACATATTCGTTCTTGCCCC